TTGTAAACCTCCACGGGCCATCTCGATGCCCATGTCCAATGCTTCCGCAACCGACTTCGGCTCTTGCTTCTGCGCACCGGCCGGCTGCATACCTCGAATCGGTGTGTTCGTCGGCGCTCGTGCCGCCGGCTGCGGCTGTCCCACTCCCGGTCGCTTGGTGCCCCACACGCCCGTCTTGGGCAGGTTCTCGTAAATTTTTCTGAATGTCGCCGGCCACTTCGACGGGTGCATCGGAGGAATGCCCGCCTTGCTGTCCCCACGAATCGTCTCGTTCAGGATGCCAAGAATGATCGACTGCTTCGCCTTGTAGAGCGGATCGCTCTTGGCAATCTCGGCCTCGATCGCGTTGACCTCCGCGCGTGCGGCCGCGTCGGCCTCCTGATACTTGCGTCGGGCCTCGGACATCTGCGCCTGCGCGGCGCCGACCTTGCCCTGGTGCGAGGCGGCAGCGCGCGTCGCCGCGAGTTCCTCCGCGAGTTCAGGCTTGAGCGTGCCGGCGGCCACAGCGTCCTCGAGGTCCTTGTGCCCCGCGAATGTCGTGATCCCCGGGATGCGGAAGCCGCCGATGCGAGACAGCGCAGACAGTTCGCGAATCATGAAATTCGCGGCTTGAATCTGTTTGTTGCGGTCGCCGCTGCACACGAGCGCCAGATAATCGAGCGTCGCCGCGTACTGTTCCGGCGTGGCGCCTGTTTCCTTGACGGCCGTGATCAGTTCGTCGCGCTCGCCCGTTACCGTTGCGAGAGAACTTTCGGCTGTTTTGGTTCGATCGACGAGGGTCCGAATGCGCTCTTTGGTTTCAGGCTTGAGGGCGTTCGGGATTGGAGCGGTAAGCGGATCAGGCTTGACCGGCTTCCCGTCCTGCGTTCCAGCTTTGGCAGGGTCCACCTTGCCAGCCGCGTCAGCGTCCGCAGCGTCGCCGCCGTCGCTGCCGTCAGGAGCAGGCGTGCCGTCAGCCGAATCGGCGCCGTCGCCATCCTGTCCAGCGTCGCCTCCTGCTTGACCTGGTTCACCGCCGCCAGTGTCGCCCACAGGTGGAACTTGTGTTCCAGCGCCGCCAGCGCCGGAAGTATCTGTCGAATCGTCATTACCATTACCTCCGTCCGCGTCATCATCCACGGGCGGGGGCGGCGCGTGCCCTGCATCGGCAAGCGCAACGCCCTGGTCGATGGCGTCTGCAACGGACTTCACTTCGGGCGTGTTTTGAATCGTCATGTTTTCTCCTGATTACAATGCCGGGGGCCGAATTTCTGGCGTCTCGAGGACGGGTGCTTCCATTCCCGCGTCGATCGAGTCGCCCATTGGTTCGTCAGAGGGCGGCAGTCCCCCGCCTGCGGGCGGGAGCAATCCTGCCGGGCCGCCGGCGCCTGCGAGCGCCGGAACTTCGGGGACCTGCGGGATGAACTGTTCGGGGTCCATCTCGTCGTCCATACGGGTCATCGACTCGCGGAGCAGGTTCGACAGCGCTTCGGCCATCGGCACGTTGCCGGTAAGCGTCGCCATCTGAATCTTTTCCATGAGTCCTTGAATGAGCGGGAGCACAGCGGCCCACGCATCTCGGTCGGAAGCCTTCGACGGCTTGCCCGTGGTGCCGGCCTTGATTTCGATTTCGACCATGTTGAGCAGGTCATCCACCGACATGCCCTCGGGCCACAGGGCGCCCGGGCCACAGATGCGTTGTGCATCCTGAGTGGACAGCGCGCCGAGCGCGAGTTCACCAGTGTACACAGCGAGGTCCGTAAGCACAGTTTCCAACTGGTCGCGATCGGACGTGGTGCGTGAGGCGAAGCCCGTTTGCTGAATCTCGGCCTCGGTCGCTGTTTTCTCTACCGATACGCTCGACTGCAACGCCTCCTGAACTCCGCTCACGCGCTCCATGTCCGAGATGATTTCGGCCGTCTCGAACAGCCGCATGTCCATCTTGGCGGTCGGCTTGTCCATGAACAAGTCGCCGATCTTTGCGTTCGGGCTGATCGGCTTGATGCCGATGAAGGCGCCGGTCGCACCGTTCTTGACTTTCGTCATGTCCTCGCTGTCAACCTCGCCGTCGAGGAACAGCACGCCAGGGATCGAGCGCTCGCGCGTCAGGCGCTTGCTCGAGCGTGCCGCGTCGTATTCGTCCATGAGTTTGCGCAGGCGCCACGGCAGCGACTGCGGGTGTCGCGCGCCGTCAACCGGGTAGAACATGAGCAGGAAGTACGGGAAAAACCGGCTCGTCGCGTAGTCAGGCTGATACGGCTTCTTCGCGAAGCGCTTGCAACCCTCGATCACTGTCTCGATGTGCCCGGTGATTCGGTTCCAGCGCTCGATGATGCGGTAGAAGCACGGCGCGCTCGTGTCAGCGAGGCCAGTGCCAATGGGCGACGCGCTCGACGTGTACATCTCCGCTTCTGCGGCGAAAATGTCGGCCTCGGCCTCCGCGGGCGCGAGCCCGGTGACAGCCGTGTAAGTGCCCTCCTCGATCGGCTGCAAATCCTTCGTGGAGCGCTGGTAGTATTTGGCCGCGTTCGCGAGGTCCTCTTTCTTGAGTTCGGGGAACTGCGCGAGCAGGTCGGACTCCATGCGGTAGATCGAGTTCGCGATCCAGCCGGCGCTCTTGTAGTCCGCGAGGTCGCGCACGTCGAGCGACATCTGAATGTCCTCGCCACTGACAAAATCGAAAACCATCGCCTTGCGGAGCGCGACTTCCATTTTGTTCGCCAGCGACTCCTCGAGTTCCTGTAGTTTGAGCAGTTCCGCGTCGATTTCCTCCGGCGTCTGGTACTCGCCGCCGTAGCTCGGATCGTTCGACTTCAACTGCACCTTCGCAGCCTCGAGATTCGCGATGTTCTCGCGCGAGTCGTTCAACTGCGTCTGCATCTGGGGGATATTGGTCCCCTTGCAAATGATGATTGCCTTGATCCAGCCGGGGCCGGTGGAGAGCGCGGCGCGCACCATTTTCTGCGCGCTCTGCTTGAGCGTCGAGGTCGGCGCACGCCATAGGGACGAGATGACCGACTGCAAGGTCTTGGCGAAATCGTCCTGCATTTTCGTGCCGCGATTGTCAACCTGCTTCGGCTTTTTCACCGATACGTCCGGGTTGCGCGCGTACAGGAACGACACGAGAATGTCGATGAACGAACCGATCAGGTTCGCGCTGACGGCCCAATTCAAGTGCGCCGTGCCGGCGGCGTAGCGACGGTCGATCGCGTACTGCGCTCGCGCCACCTTGTCGAAGGTACGCGCCTGCTTCCAATCCTTGAGAATCTGTTCGACCTGATTCGCTTCCTCGCGCAACTTCTCCTGTTGCTTCGGGTCCTCGGCGGCCGCGACGATGCCTGCCTCGACGGCAGCAAGCGCGCCCGGCTGCGGGGTCATGCCTACAACGTCCACTTACGTCTCGTCGAGCGCTTTCTGGCGCTCGGCAATGTTCTCGCGCAGTTTCTTGAATAGGTCGCTGTTCTTGCCCTTCGGCTTTTTCAGCTTGGCGGCCTGCTCGTCGAGCAACTTGCGCTCTTTGTCCGAAATCTGTCCGACGCCATCGGCCTCATTGATGCCCTTCTCTAGGGCCTCGACCATGCCGGCTTCGCGATCACTTTCCTTGTCCATTTAAACGTACCTCGTCTCCATTGCTGATGAGCCTGTGCTTTCCAGCCATTCGGGCGTGAAGGGTATCAACTGTTTCCGCTCCTGGGAAGTCGGGCTATGCGGATTCTTCATTTTGTCAATGCCCCTGCCGAACAAACCGCACACGTCGCACGCATCGTCATTGGTGACTGCCGGGAATGAGCAAAGCTGGTCGAGCAGGCGTGTGGCCCACGGCTTGCCGCGCGGCAGTTTGATCTTGCCGAGCGTTTTCCCCTTCTCTCCGGGGCTCGCCATCGCCTGAAACGAGTTCAGCTTGATCGCTTTGTTCTTGATCGAAGGCAAGTTGTCGATCAGCACATAGGTTCGCGGCTTGGCCTTCGCCAAGGCGTTGTCGATCGCCGGCCGGATCGCGTTGTCGATGGTGCCGCCTTCGTTCCACCACATGCGCGGCTTGTGCCGCTTCACCATCTCGACGAAATGGTCGATCGAAACGTCGGTCGTTTTCTGGCCGTACCACCAGTCGAGGACATACACGTCGTCATTCTCCGCGAGCCCGAAGCAGCCATGCTCGGAAAAGTCGCCGCGTCCCTCGAGGGTCGCATAGTCGCTGGCGCCGTAGCGCGTGAGCAGCTTCGGCATGCCGCCCGGAGTCCCGGGCTCGGCTGTCTCGTCATACCAGTCGAACCACGCGCGCTTGAAGTCCAGGCCCTCGCCGAGCACCGGCCGTTGCTGGTACAGCGCGGCCCAGGTGCGCGCGG